GCGCTTTTGTATCTTTAGGGCGTCACGCTTCGACTTGTATATGGCGCCACGTTTGCCATTACAACGCCTGCACGCTGGGACTAAGTTGCTTAGGTCATCGCTACCGCCACGGTCGTATTCGATCAGGTGGTCGGCTTGCATGGGGTTGTCTTTGGTTGCGTACTTGCCGCACCAGTGGCATGGTGGGTTGTTGGCTAGTAGGGCTTGTCTGTTGCGCCTGTAGTTCAGGTCATCTGTGGTGTGTTGTCTGGGCATTGTCGGGTCTCCTTTGTACTGATGTTAGAGCAAGGTCAAGGTCAAGGGATACTGACGCCCAAAGCGGAAGGGCGCCGCTTCGGTTGTCCTCGTACTACATGACAGGGTTGGGTGGTTTGTGTCCCCCACTATTCGGGCAACCAGCCCATGGGAGCCTGTCTATTTTTGTTCGGTGGACAACCATGACCATTTGTGCCGTTTGGAAACGCTGTTCGCCCACATCGGTGCATGGGCGTCTACCCAGGTTCCCCTGTTTACGCCCCGCCACCTACAACCGTGGTACAGCCATGTCACTAATGAAATTGTGTCGGGCCAGTAAGTCCGAGCAGGGCATGTACTGACCCGACAGAACGCATACTATACGCAAGGTGGTGGCCGTCTTTCCGACCTGTCAAGCCATTGTTGCGTCACTTCGCCAGGCTTGGGCTACTACATGGGGGTCACGAAACCCCTACGCAACCAGGACTGCTTTTAATGATGACTTGAATTCCTTCGGGCACAGGTGGCTAACCAATTCGATTGCTTGTGCAGCCGATGTTGCACCAATGACGCCCAGTGACCGTTCACGGTAATTGACGAAATCGCCAAAACCATCGGCGGCGTCGTAGGTAGCCGAAACGGGAACCATGATTGTTACGGTGAAGTCGTTGTTTTCCATGTCTTTATTATGTGGGCATAAGTCAAGAAATGTCAAGGATTATTTTAAATAACCTTGTGACCAGCGGTTTCGGGTTTGAACCGTTCTATGTATTCCAACCGTGTCCATTTGCCGTCTATGAGCTGCTCGGCAAACATCATTGAGCCTTTGTTGTAGAACGACCCGTTAATGGTCAGGTATTCGACATCATGGTCGTTTGATATAGCGATAGCAAACACTGGGTGCGTGAAAATGGTTTCGTCGGTTGAACTGATGATGCGCATTGGGTTGATGGGTTGCATAAATTCAGTCATGGTCGGGTCTCCTAGCTAGTCGGTCTGATATGTCTTGAATGTCTTTTGGGCGCCACACGTGCACTTCAGCACCTGCAGCTGTCAGGGTTTCGTGCCACGCTTTTTGCATGGTGCTGACTCGCCCTGTATCGCTTTTGAGTTCGGCGTAAACGATTCCTTTGGTGGCATGGGCCAGTGTCAGGTCGGGGTATCCGGCATGACCTTGTAACGGTGTTTTCCACACGCCTGGGCGGATTTCCACAGCACGGGTGTGCATAACTAGCCAACCGTGCAACTTAGCCAACAGGATTACTTGCGATTGGAAATAAGACTCTTTCATGGGCGGTTATCTTTCAAACTGTACGTATATCTACAAATTCGACATGTTCGCCACCCACTAATTGGGTTTTTATATGTGTTTTCTTCGCTGTATTCATGTCCATTTGCACAATGTGTTTTGCGACCGTTGCTGTCTCTGCCCTTGACACGCATGTCAACCATGTTGTCTTTATGAGTACCTAGAAACAGGTGTGCAGGGTTTACACAGAATCGGTTATCGCATGTGTGGCACACAGACATGTCGCTAGGAATAACATCTACAAACAATTCATATGAAACACGATGAGCACGATAATTTTTGCCTTTAATGCAGATTTCGCCGTAACCGTAAACCTGAAGAGTCCCTGTCCAAATCCAGCAACCGTTTGGCATGCCGTATTCGACATAAACTTTTGACATAAAACGAGTTACCAATTGTGGCGTACTTTTAATTGGTGGTCGCCGTTTGGGTTTCAACGGTGGGTTGTCAATGTCAAACAAATAAAGCAGGTCGGTCATGGCGCCAACCTTTTAATCAGGGCCGTACATTCTGCCCTAGTTTCGGGGGCTGGGCCTTCATAATTTAAACCTCGTAGGTACTTCAATTGGGCTTCCGATGGTGCATTGCTCGCATTTGCGCCTAGCGCCTGTGTACGGGGGTTTGATGGGGCTTTCCTGCCCATATGGTGCAAGTCAACTGGTTGTTTTAAAAGGGTTGCTGGTGCACTGGTTTCTTGACGGTTGCGTACTTCTTCGGCGCTAGCCATCTTTGGGCCGAAACTCATCATAAATCCTAAGACACGGCCTAAAGCACTGGTGCTTGCGTTCATCATCTCGGAATTTTTGGTGAACGGCGTCAGCCCAGGTATCGGTTCCCAAGCCGTGCCCTGTGCCGGTATCGGGTCATCAGGTGTTCGCCACGCTTGCACAGTTACAGCAATGAAAACTTTGTCGCCCACGGTGATGACTTCGGGGCGGTTCTCCACTATGCGTAGTTCAGGCCAGCGTTCAAGCGCAGCTGCAAAGCGTGTTGGTACGTCGACATAGTTTGACAAGTCCATTAGTTGCCCCTGTTCCTGTCGTAGGCCGTGCGTTCTGCAATAGTCATGTTTGCCCAGGCGTGTAATTCTGCACAGCGCCTTGATTCTTCGGGTGTCATGTGTTGCCAGTCGCCAGCTTTGCCACAATTCAAGCAAATGCCTTGTAACAAGTCCTGCATGCGAATGTCATATGGTGTCAGTTCTCTTTTGCATAGTTCACAGATCATTTGAAACCGCCTAGGCGCATAGCCACAATGGCGTCTTGTGTCTGCTTAGTCAGATTCGATAAGTAAATACCGTTTTCTTCGGCAACATAAGCCAACTCAAACAGGGCTTTTCTAAGCATTGCGATATCTTCGGTTTGCTTTTCTAACTGCCAGGCGGCGGCCTTCATAGCAATTTCTGCTTTGGCTATCGCCGCTGTCATTTCGGCTAACTGTTCTGTCATGTCGGGCCTTTCATTTGTCGGGTTTAATTCTACGATAACCAACTGGTGTTGCAGAATAGCGCATGCGGCGCCTGTCGCCTTCGGAAGTGTTAGCCCAGAAGCCTTGTAACGCTTTTTCGGGGAATGACACGGCGTAAGCAAAACATTTGTCGAATACGGTGCAGGCCTCGCAGATTGGTTTGATCACTGCACGGGATTCTGCGGATTCTTTGCCGTTGGTTGGGAAAAATAGGTTGGTGTCTAGTCCACGGCAGTTCGCGTGTTGTTGCCAGTCGGGGCGGTCAACATTGAACATGGGTTAGCACATGCTCCATGGGCGCCAACCGCAAGCGCCTTTGGCTTCAAGTTCTGAGTACAGCAGATATGCAAATCGCAGGTTTAGTGTTGGGTCTGACATGGATTCTTCCATAGGGCCAGAAAAGAGTTGTTCAACATAGGCACGGTGTATCTGGTTGATCTGGGCAACACCGTGGTCATGTCCATTGAACGCTGGGTGCGTGTAACTGACGTTTTGACAGCGGGTTTCTTTCCACAGTAAACGCCCTAGTTTTTCTAGTGTTTCTGTGTTGTTCGGCCAGCCAACAGAAATGGCGCTAGGGAACCATTCCTGGCATTTAGTAGCAGGGTCAAACGGTGCAAGGGTTGTGGTGGGTTGTGTCGAAGTGGTGGTGCTGGTGGTGCTGGTTGTTGTAGCCGTTAATTCTTCGGCCCTGTCTTGCAGCTGCTGTGGCGACAAATCGCCCAGGGTGATTGTTGCCGGTACTTCAACAAACGTTTGGGGTGGTGTCTCCTTTTGGAACGCCACCGCCATTGCGGCACACATCAGGTAAGTAAACAGGCCTAAGCCTAAAACACGCTTAACATTCATTTTGGTTTGTCCTTCAGTCGGGGTCAGGTCGGGGTATGTCTACCGATTCGGTAGTGCTATGTCAAGGATTAGGCTACCAAAGCAGGAAAAACCTTGATGGCGTCTAGGGTCGCCTGGGTGTACGTGTCCCCTGGTACATACTGCAAATGCCATGGTTCAAAGTTCGGATTTTTAGGGTCTGCGACAGCCCACGTGAAACCGTATTTCAGGGCTTCACAAGTCATAAACCCGTCGCCCAGTAGCCAGTTGAGTAGGGCTGAGCCTTCATAGCAGTTGGCGCAATCTATGGCAAGTCCCCACCCGTGATCTGAGTTGCCTGGTGTGGCGCATGGTGCTTTGCCTGGCTTCAAGTAGTACACCTTGCCTTGCCAAATACGGGTTACTTGCGGTACACGGCCCATGTCTTTTGTCGAATAGCGGTCATTGAACATGGCTAGTTGTTGGCTGTAACTGCGGTATGCGCCAACCTGGTTAAGTGTTAACCCGTTGAAGTATGCGGCTAGTTGTAGACAGTTCCATGCTGTGGCGGCGTGTTGTTCTAGTAGCCCAGACGGTTTTTGGATTGTGCGCAGAACTGTGGTTGATACATACCCGTTTTTTTGTCCTGTCAAATCGGTTGGCATGATGATTGGCAAGACTGGGTATGTGGTCATTAGAAGTCACCTTCGGGTTGCAGTATTCGAATGGTGACTGTGCCGGTGGCTGTGACGCCATATAAAGCGTTTTGTGGTGGTAATACCATTGTTGAAGTGACGTCTTTTTTGGTTACTAAACCTGTTGTGGTGGTGACTGTTGAACCGCCAATGTGAATATCTGAGCCGACTGGTTCAAAGTAAATGGTGCGTGTTGCTGTGGCTGTTGCTGCAATGAGCAGTGTGGGGCTGGTGGTCACGGTGATAACTGAGGCGATCATTTTGTGTCTTTCTTTTTGATGATTGGCTCGACTGGTTTGTTGGTCAGGGCGGCCATGCCGTTACCGACTGAGTAGCCAACAATCATTGTGATGATTGGCAGGCCTTGATCTTGATCTATTGCACCGACTGCGATGAGTACGGTCATGCAGATGAGTCCGACTAGGGCTATTAGGGCTTTTGATGGGTTGAAGGTCATGCCCATATCCATACGACTAGGGCGATGGCGAGACCTGCGACGATGGCTAGCGTTTTCATAGTCCGATTGCTTCAGCTTGTCGTTCGTCTGCGTCGGCTTCTTCTTCGGGTGTGTAAGGCCGTTCGGTTTGGTTGCCTTCGGCGTCTATGTCTATGTGTGTTCTGTCCATGGTCAGTTCCTGTATCCGTAAAGTTTGTAGTTGCAGTTAGTGAAACTGTTGGCACTTAACAAAACCCTAATTCCGTTGTATGAAGTTGAGTTGGCAAGTTGTCCTGCATAACTGATGCCAGAATATGAAGCGCCAGCACGAGAATCTGTTGATTGACCATTAAACGAAGTGTATTGAGTTGCAAAAGGGCTATGGATTTCACAACTGATCATGCCACTGACAGCGCCGTTTTGTACTGACAAAGTTTCCATGAAGGTCGCATTGTTGCCCCTAAATACTGCACTTGTCCCAAGAGCAGTATCGACTGCCGTTACGCCGTAGTAGTAGCCAGTGGTTGCAGGTGTACCTGAGGCAAGCATTCTCAACTGAATACTGCCACCCGCAACATTTGTACGAATCTGTGTCAACACAAGTTTGTATGAATCATAATCCGAAGTAAAAACGCTGCTGATATCAAACGATGTACCGCTAGTGATAGTGCCGCTAGTAATTTTCCACATTCCCACTGCGTTCATCTGTGCAGCGGTCAGGACAGCGCCTGAACTGAAATCTGGTGGTGTAGCCATAATTGTTCTCCTTTACCAGCCCAAACGGCTGGTATCCAAAATACCTAAAGTACTGCTGTTAAGTGTGAAAAATTGGTAGTACTGCAACGGACTAAAAGTAAACCTAAAAGTAGTCTGCTCAGGCGTCACGTTAATTTCGTACCCTTCCGCAACAACAGTAATCGTAGTCAACGAACCACCAGGCAACTGATACGACAGGCTTATCGACTTCGAAGCAGTAAGACCCCAAAATTCTGATATCCAAGAAGTAAGCGCCGTACTGTTCTGCATCACATCACTAAAACCACACGCAAAACGCAACGCAGACGGGTCACCAAAATTGTTGACAACCCACTGACCATTGCCTGTTGCCTGCGTTGTCGTGTAATCAACCGTTGACGATGAATAGAACGCAGGCCCATAAGCAGAAACAGAAGTCGAATTAACCACAGTTTGTTCTGCCAAACCCGCAGGGCTAATTGTCGCCGTGTTAATGAACTGCACACCATTTTGTATTCGTTCAAAAGTCTGATACGCAATTTGTGTTGATGATGTAGTACGACCCAATGTTGTTGCTGGCGGTGTTACAGCTGCGGCGTCAGGTCTCGCAACAAAAACTAATAAACCTGCCCGTTCATACATATAGCCACGTTCAGTCACCACTAAAAGATTCAGATAGTTATTAACAGAACCCGTATATGTAGTCCCTGAAGCAATAGAACTGCCATAACTGCCGTACCCGCCAACAGTCATATCTGATGGGATTGGGCCGCCTTCAGAATTGTTAAATTTAGTGGCTTGCAATACCGTGTTGTTTTGGGCAAGAACTAAAGCGTTTGCGTTAATACGACCGGCACGACTCATAAAGTCAACGCAAGTTATTGTTGCGGTATTCAAACCAACATTGCCTGGGTGATCATCAAAAATTATTTCTTGTACCCAAAAATTCAGTGAAATGTATGTCGGGCCGACACCGTTATACAAAGATATTTTGTCACCGTAAACAAAATTTGCGGCAATGTTGTTTGCATTGTTAATTGTGAAAACACAACGACCGCCCGAATAGGTGTCTAAATATTTTTCACGACCGCCCGTGATATTCATTGACAAAGTTTGATTTGAAATCTGGACGCCAGTTCGGTTGTTATAAATTGTCCAATTTATTCTTGCCATCACATGGCCCTAGTGTTTAGCGGTACTGGGCCTGACTGGCGCACATACTGCTGTAAGGCTCGCACAATGCTGTTGGGGTCGCCACCGTTCACATTGACAGTGATACCGCCACCGCCACCCAAACCGAATTGGCCCATTTTTGACAGCGGTATAACGGCTTCAGGGCCGTTGCCTTCACCAATCATTGCCAGGGTTGGGCCTGTCACAATGCCACCTTCGGCAAGCATAGGTATGTTGCCGATATCGGGCGGGTTGACCGTATATGAAAAAGGGCCAGCGGAGATGGTGAACTCAAGTAAATCGTTTATTTTCTGAATGACATTTCGATTTATGAAACCAATAATTGAATTGGCAAACGCTTTGCCGACTTCCAAACCTTTATTGGCTAAACCTTTCAGTGCTTCAACTAGAGAACCGATTAAAGCAGAACCCAGATTGGCGCCAATGCTGGCCATTGTTGAAACCAAACTGACAAACAAGCCAGGCAGTTTTGCAACCAGGTCTACAACAAAACGACCTAACCCAAACACAACTTCGGGCAACAATTGAGCAACCCAACCCAGTAAAGCACTGCCTAGTTTTACAGCCTGGGCGCCCAACTTCGGTACAGCTTCAGTGACCACCCAATTGAGAATTGTCAACAACAAATCCCCCAACGCTTTCAACGCTGGGACAATCTGCGGTTTAATCCAATCAACCAGGGCGTTACCCAAAACAATCAGTTTGTCAACAAGTGTTGGCAAACCTTTGTCAAGAATCCAGTTAGCCAAATCGGCCATCAGTTCAGCCAAGCGCTTTAGTGCCGGTGGTGCAGCTTCTTTAATCCAATTCCAAAACGCTTCAGCGCCGTCACCTAAAAGTTTGGCAAGGGCTGGCAAACCAGTGTTTTGCAGCCATTGACCTAGTTGATACATCATGTCCAACACGGCCCGTAAGGCTGGCGGGTAAGCGTCTTTGAGCCATTCCCAAAACATTGACATGGCGTTGCCTAGAAGTGTTTTAAGTTTTGGCAGTTGCCCTTTTACTACTTCAATAATTCCAGCAATACCGTCTTTTTCAAAAGCGGAAGTTAGCAATTGCACTGCAGGCAAAATCTTGTCTGATATGAAACCCACAATTTTCATAAACACGGGCAACAGTTTGGTGCCAATAGTTGTTACCACGTTGTCTAGTTGTGCTTTGAAAATGCGTTGTTGGTTTGCGAGTCCACCGCTGGTTTTAGCAAAGTCGCCTTGTGCGTCACTGGTTTGTTTAAAAATTGCGCCAGTTGCCGCCAACACTTTTTGTTGTTGAGTCAACGGGCCTTTACCGTCGTAAATACCTTGCGCCATTGCTTCGGCTTTTAATGCGGCGTCATCAAGCATGACACCGTAACGGCGTAACGGTTCTGATTCGCCTCGCAAAGCGGCGCCAATAGCCTGCATGGCGTCTTCAGGGCTGGTGTTATTGAATGACGCTAAGTCAGCAGACAGGGTTGTAAATTTGTTGCTGAAATCTGTTAAGTCTTCACCGCCCAGACCTGCAGCCTTACCGAACACGCCGAAAGTACCAGCGGCGTCATACACAGACTGTTCAGATATGCCTAATTCTTTAGCGGCTGTTTTAGAAAAGTCGGCTACGCCCTGGGCGCCTTCACCAAAAATGGTTTCTATCTTCGACACAGATTCTGCAAGATCACTTGCTTTTTGAATTGCTTTAAAAGCACCAACGGCGGCAGCGGTACCCACAGCGGCAAAAGCCACGGCAGCGGTTTTTGCTATGTTGCCAATTTTGGTGCCGAACGCTTCAAAAGCACCTTCGGCGTCTCTAACACCTTTGTTATCGTAATCGCTAAATATCGGAATTTTGATAGCCATTAGCGGTCAACTTCTTTTTGTATAACCTTTTCGGTTTCTTCAACTAAGTCTTTAATTCCGTCTTGCAAGTCTCTAATTTTTTGTTCGGCAACAGGCCACATAACACGGCTGGGTTCTTTGCCAAACTTTGAACTGAAAGCACTGCCTAAACCGTTCAAATTCTTTTTGCCTGCCATGTCAAAAATGGCGGCTGCAGGGTTGGCTTGCATAACGTAGAAAGCGTTGCGGTCACGGTTACTGGTGTTGATTTTAACCTTGACACCGTTTTGTGCTTTAGCAGCTGTTAACGGGAACAGTTTACGACCGTCTTTGGTAGACCATTTGCGTTTTGTGCCGGAAGGGAAACGGTTGTCTGAGTATTCCGATTTCATAGCGTCGGTCATAGGCGCCGCAATAGTTTTGACTTTAAGGTTGAACTCTTTGCGTAGTTCTGGGTCAATTCGACGCAACGCCTTTATGGTGTCTTTCACACCTTCTATTTCGGGCGTTCTTGCCATGACCAACCTTTATTTGCGTGATTCGTTAATAACTTTGATGACCGTTGCCAGGTCATTGTTATCAAACTCTACTTCAGGTGGCCAGTACCCTGTCGCCGCTAAGACTTGCGCTAAGGCGTGTCGGTAGGTACTGGCAAAGTAGGGCGGTCGGGTTCATCGTTAACAACTTCAAGCACCACCAGTTTTTTGATGAAGTCATCTAAAACGATTGGCACAACCACATTGTGTTGTTGGCATGCCTGGTGTGCAAGATACGCCAAATCTTCAATGCCGATACCGTTGCCCATATCGCTGGCTTTGCGTTTGTATTTGCGTTCCCATGCCACGATTGTGAAAAGGTTGGTGGTGACGTCAACAGGGCCTTCGCCCTGGTCGACTCTAATAGTTAGTTGCATGTCGGGCCTTTGCTGTTGTTTGTTTAAATCAGGCTACAACGGTGGTGAGAACGCCACCCTTGAAAGTGATACTGATGGTGCTTAATTCGCCCATGGTTGCGTTGATGACCGGCAGGCTTTCAAGATACGCCCCTACCAATTCAAAACGGGGTTCTGTGGCGCTGGCCGTGGTCAAACCTGCAACGGTGTTAGAAACTTTCACCGTGGTGGTTGTGCCAACAAGAGCTGCAAGAGTTGCGTAAGTTTCGGTTGCCGCATAGGACATGTACAAGTCCAGCGTAATTTCCTGATTGTAAAGCCCAGAAACAAATACCCGTGACGTACTGCCAAATGCGGTTGCCTCTAACGCTTCTGCCATGTTGGTGACCGTGGCGGCAGTGCACTGGTCGGTCAACGAAACACTGTTGACCATTACGCCTGGGTTGGAAAGGTATGTCGAAGTTGCCATGGTTTAATCCTTTTTTGCTGGTGCTTTAGTTTTAGCAGATTTTGGGGCTGGGCTGTCGCTAGGTACTTCATCAGATTTGATAAACCCGTGCGCCAGTAACGCTTCAATGTTGGTACCTGCACCTGGCACGAACTCTTCGCCTACGGTGCCGATTTTTTCACTAATGATTGTGTATTTCATGTTCAACCTGTCTGTGCTTGCATGTCAATGGATAGATCATATGCGGCAAACATTTGTCCGCCGACTGGAAACGAACCAGGGCGCCCAGACTTCACTGCCACATTCTTTGCTAGAACCTGCGCACACATGCCTAAAACGCTGCGTAAGCCATCCAAATTGGCTGGCCCTAAGGTTATGACCTTGACCGAAAAATTCATGGTGACAATGTTGTAGTTGAAGGCGTCAAAACTGGGTGCGTCAATAAACACACAAGGTGGGTTGATCTTCTCAGGGTCAAACACGACACGCATGCCAGTGATGGTTGCCAGAGTTGCCGCAAGGTCATCTATGGCTTCATTGAAAAGGTCGGTGTAAACAGTCATCAGGCAACCGCAGGCCGTGGGATACCGGCAAGTTGTTTGATCAGTGGTGACAGGCCCGATACTGCAGCTGTGCCCATATCTGAAAAACTACTGAACTGGTCAATAGCACCGCGCTGTCGATATATGGAACCGCCCATCATAATCGTGGCCAATTCGACATCACCGCTGGGGGCGCTGGTTAAAGAGTCCGTATACCCTGACTCTTGACGGCGGCGATAAATAAAATTGTTGGCGCTTGTCGCACACTGCGCAAGAAACGCTGTTTCATCAACGCTTGCCAACGCAATACCCAACCATGTACCAATCTGGGTGCCTGTAATCCATGTGCATGTCTGCGTGTACTGCAGGGTGCCACCAGTGACAGCACCACGGGTAATGTCATCACCTGCTTCATAGAACATGACCTGGTTAGGTATTGACCAGTTGTAATCAAACAGCAAGTCGCCTTGTGAGTCAACACCAATAAAGTAGTACTCAGGTAATGCGTAGACGGTGTAACTGCCGTTGGGTGGGTCAGTCAATCCTGCAATGGTGACAGGTTGCCCAATCGCCACGTCAGGTTCAGTCAGCGTTTGGACAACCACATAGTCATCCAACCGCTGCTTGAAAGTTATTTGGTATGTAGCCATAGGCGGCTAACCGCCTTTCGGAATCAGGCCTGGGTGATCTTGCGAATCATGCTTGAGTTAGCAGCAAAGACTGCGGCGTAACCGTACATCGACATGGTGCGTGAAACCGTGGTGGGGTTCTCAACACTGAGCAAGCCCTGGTCTTGACGGTAGATTTCGTAAGCGTTGGCGTTAAAAATGACCATGGTTTTTGCGGCGAAATTCTTGTCAACGATGATCTGCAACCCAAGTGGGTTTGAACCTTGCCATGAAGTTGCGTCACCCTTACCAATGGTGTTGAAACCGTTGAGGCCACCGCCGGTGTAACCAAAGATCGGTCGGTTGGTTGAGTCGACAAGCTGCATCATCAAGCCCCAGGTGGCTGGGTCAACTGCGATATGGGTTGGCAAGTAGTTGGTGGCGGCAACCGTGGTGACTGCGCAGTCGTAGATTGACTTCAGCAGGTCAGTGACTGACAAGTCCCAAACACCGTCACTGGTTGCGCTTGACACAAGGGTGTCACATGCGTAGTTGTCGATAGCGAGAAGGTACTGGCCTGCGAGGTCTTGCATGATGATTGCCATGGCGGCGGGGTCACTGAACGCCACTGTTTGGTATGACAAGGTGGTGCTGCCAGCGAAAGTTTTTTTGGTGACGGTGTTGGCGGCAATCACGCTGGTGGTTGCCGATACTGCGTCAAACTGTGCCGATTGTTCTGCGACTGACGGGTGGGTTGTCCAAGTCGGGCGAATGAAGGTAGCGCCTGCGCCGCCGCCTGGCATTGCACGGGTACCGACTGCGGTAAGCAATGGCGAAATGTAGTTGATATCGGCAAACACTGGGCCGAGAATCGGCACGGGAATTACACCAGGCACGTTGCCAGTGGTGACATCGCCAGCGGCAGCTGCGATATCTGACTGGTGGTAACTGCGGTAGTCGTTCCAAACCTTTTGTGCGTTAGCGGCTTCAACGCCACCCTTGTGCATTGCGGCCACGAATTCTGCAGCGTTCGGCAGGCGTGGTTCACGCTTTGCCTGGGCAAAAATTGGTGCCGTGGGAATTGCGACTTCTTCAACAACTGCGGGGCTGGTTTCCATTTTTGGTTCTTCCTTTGGTGTTTCGACTTGTGGCGCTTCCGCCGCTACTTGACTGATCGTAGCACCAGCAAAAGCAGGCGTGGGGACAAGGGATAACTCAACCCAGTCCGCAGCCAAAATGGTCATGTTGCCTTGATCGTCATACTTAAATTCTGTTGGGTTGACACCAACCGAAACGCTGTCAATAACACCGTCACTGGCAAGCACTAGGGCTTCATCACCGGCACGGGTGTTGGAAACTTTGGCTGTGAAATACATGGCTTCAGGGCTGTCGACACGTTCTGAAACTAAACCAACCGCTTGCGTTGAGTCGTGGTACATGTACAGCCGTGGTGCTTTACCGTCAACGGGCAAACTGCCTGGCGCAAACTGTACGGTGGTGCCATCGCTGACAGTTGCAAAAGTGTTGTACGGAACCGCAATACCTGTAATGGTGCGGCGTTCTTCACCGTCTGGGCCTGCAGCTTCTAAAGCAAATGTGTTTGAAGTAAATCGAATCATGCCAGTTCTTCCTGTGTGTTTTCTTGTGGTTCTGTTTCTTGTACGGGTTGCATGTTTGACATGCCTTCTTCTTGCGTTTCTAAAAAGTCGTCGGTGTCCCAACAAACATAGGTGCCACGGGGCAGTTGCTGTGACAGGGCTGAAACTATGGCCTCGGCATACATTGACAACCCAAATGTCCAAAGATCACTTTTTGCACTTTGACTGTTGACATAAGCGTAACTTCCCGTGGAAATTCCCAATAAATATGGTGGGACATTGCACAAATTTGCGATTTCTTTACTTTGGTATTCGGCGGCGTCGATCAACAACATTTTGTCGGGTGTTGCCGTGGTTTCTGTGTACGTCAAAAATTCGTTTAGTGCGGCTGTCTGATTGGTGGCCCGTGCCTGGTTGAAAGATTCAGCAAGTGCGGCAAGTTCAGAACCTGACAGTGGTTCACCGCCAGTTTGTTTGAGCACGCCGGCAGGGATAGCACTAGAACTATTGCGCAGGCGTGCTTCTTCTAGTTTTAGTGAAGTCGCAATGGTTGTTTCAGACATGTACAACATGCCTTGTGTAGGGCTAAAAATCTGCACTACATCTTTGGGGTCAATGGCGCCACCATTGAAAAAGATTTCTTTGCTTTTACCGAACCACACTGGTGGGTTTGCGTCGGGTGTTGTAATTGAACCTTGCGGTAGACGGGTGGCGCTGGCCATGTAACCGTCTTTAGTGCGACTGGTTATGTAAAGCATGCTTCGACCAAAGAAAAAAAGATCGTCAAAAACCCACGGCCACAAAAAGTTGTTGGGCATTTCGGGGTCTAATTGGCGTAGCCAGGAACGGGGCGCCAACGGAACTTCTTCCATTTCGCCTTCTTCTTCGTTCCATGTTTCCGTATACATCTTCAGTTTCATGCTGGCCAACACTGACGCCATCAGGTCACGGGAACGGGAAATGGCAGGCACGGACATTGCACGGTTGCGCATAACGCCAGCCTGGTAAGACCACCAATCACCAATCAGGTTTGGGCCTGCGACTTGCGACGAATAGTAAGCACCACCAACTGCAGCTGCTTGCACGGTTGGTTCAGGCTGGGGCGAAATCTGCGCCTTGTTTACTTTGCTACTTGTAAATAGTCCCATGGTGTTTTCCTATCGGGGGTGTCCCTGCCCTGCCCGACGCAGGACAGGGACTACTGAAACATTAGCGTGGTAGGGCTTTACGGTGTCGTAGATACAGCGAACATGGGTTTGCCAACAACCTTTGGTCGTGATGATTCGGCTATCGCCCACGCCATGCACCGGCACAGTTCTATTGGGCCAGGCGATTTCTGAGAACTGAGAACAACACCGCCACCAGTTTTAGTGAGCACTGCACGGTTTACATGTTCGGCTAGTGCCAGTTCGCCACGGTGCCGTACTTTGCCTTCAACGATCATCTTTTGAATCAGGCCCGAATACTTCAACAGTTCGCCGTAACCAATGACGCTACTTCTACGTTCCAAACTTGTCGGCAAATGCAAATGCAGGGCTGGCGTGATCACCAGACGGGTGGCCGTGTCTGCCATGACCCGTTCAACTTCTTCCCACATTTGATCTTCGGTGTCCACCATGAATTCGACACACACATGGGCTTTGGACTCAAACACGCTTGACCTGACACCCACATACCGCCCGTCGGTTAGGTCAGTGTCAACCGCCAACACGCCACCAGGTGGCATAGCAATATTGGTTTTTTGTTTGTCCCAAACGCCAGGTTGAAGCCAGGCACCACGGGCCGAAACCCACATGTTTAAATGTGCTCGTAAGAAA